CTGGCCGGCATGGCGCTGGTGGCCGCCTCAAAGTTCAGGCTGACCTGCACGCCCGGCGTCTGGGTGATGCGCAGGTGGCCATCAAGCTGCCCGCTCAGGCCGCGCATGATGGTGAGGCCCATGGTGAGGCCATCTTCTATATGAAAACCGGCTGGAAAGCCGGCTCCGTCGTCCTCAATGACTAATTGAAAGTGTTGGGCATCCGTTTCTGCTAGCGTGATACTGATGGTGCCGGACCGGGAACGTGGAAAGGCATATTTGAGCGCGTTAGTCAGGGCCTCGTTGATAATCAGGCCCAGAGGCGTGGCCAGCGTGACTTCCAGCTCGACGGGCGCCAGATTCAGGTGCAACTGCACGGTGTCCTGGCAATCGAAGGATTCGACCAGGTGCTCAGCTATTTCGCGGATGTAGGCCGCCATATTCACCACCGCAAGGCTGTGCGACTGGTAGAGCTTTTGGTGGATGAGAGCCATTGCGTGCACCCGGTTCTGGCCTTCACGCAAGGCTGCTAAGGCCGAAGGGTCGTGCAGGTAGTCCGACTGCGTTTCGAGCAAACTGCTAATGACTTCCAGGTTGTTTTTGACGCGGTGATGGATTTCCTTGAGCATCCAGTCCTTTTCCGTTAGCAAGTGCTGGAGCGAGACGTTTTGCCGGTTAATTTCGGCTTGCTGGGCTTCCAGCAGTTGGTTGCTGCGCTGCTTGAGGCGGTAGCGGTTGTAGCCCGTGCCCAGTAGCAACAGCAGCAGCACGGAGCCGCCCAGGGTGGCATTGCGGGTCATCTGGGCGCGCTCGAGCTCACTCTGCTGCCGTTGGGCCCGAGCGGTTTGGTGCCTGGCTTTCTCGGTGAGCAGTAAAATATCCTGCTCTTTCTTTTGGGTTTCGTACTGCACCTGCAGCTGCGTGAGCTGCTGGCTTTTGGCCACGGTGTAGATGGAGTCGTTCAGGTCCTTGCTGCGGCGAAAATGCGCAATGGCCGCCAAGTAATTGCCAGCGGCCGAATCAACCTTGAAACTGGCATAGTGAGTATACTGGAGCACATTAGCCGGCAATATGCCTTTGGGCGTGGCCAGCAGCTGTTCCAGAAAAGGACGAGCTTTCCGGTACTGTTTAGTGGCTAGGTAAAACCTGCTAATGAGATACGTGGCGCGTAAGGCATCGTGCATGTCAACCTCTTTGCCGAGCGCGACGCCCTGGAGCAGGTATTTTTCGGCTTGTTCGTTTTGGTGCAGGGCCCGGTAGCAGGCGGCCCAGGCAGCCGCCATAAACATTTTATCCCTCGGCAGCGTGACCGGCTGTTCGCTCGCTATCCGTTGGGTGAAGCGCAGCGCTTCTGCCGCCTTGCCCTCGGCAATTAGGGAGGTAACCATGACGGACACCAGCTCAACCGTGAGTATCCGCTGCCCTTTTGCATGGCTGAAGGCCAATGATTTCTCCAGGGCCTCCACCGCCTTGTCGTGTTGCCTCAGCGTCTGGTAGACGGTTCCCAGCAGGAAATAGGCATGGTCCAAGTCGTTCTTATCGCCACTGGCCTCCATGCTGCTGATGCACTGAAGCTGATAGGAGAGGGCCTGGGCAAAGTCTCCCATACTACTTGCAATAGCGGCCAGGGCGTCATAAGCCACGTAGGTTTCTTTATCCTTCGTAGCCTTCTGAATAGCCAGAACTTCCAGCAGTTCGCGTTTGGCTTGCTCCCGATTGCCTTGATAGTGATGAATAAAAGCGATTTGCTGCAAGCTGAGGGTTTCCATTTTCGAGTCGTGGCTCTGGTGGGCCAAGGCCCGGGCCTGACCAAAATAGCTGAGCTTTTCGGCCTGATACTTATTGCGGCTGAAGGGCGGAAAGCTACTGCCCAGCCGAAACCAGGCCTGGCCTTCGCTGGCTTTGTCCTTGGCCCGGCGGTCGGCCTCGATGACCTGCATGAAGTAGCTTTTGCCCCGCGGCAAGTCATCGCGCTGCACGTAGTAGGTCCCGATTTGAAACAAGCTTTCATCGTGCCATTGGCGCAGTGCGGGTGTTGCACTCCGCTGTTCGGCCTGATGGAAAAAATAGAGTGCGCTGTCGGCCGCCGCTGATGACGAAGCCGCACCAAGTTTTTCCTGGCCCAGCGCCAGCAGCAGCTTGATACGGGTGCTGTCACTCGCCGCTTTCAGTAGGGCAAGGACGCTACCGGTGGCTTGCCGCTTGGCAAAAACCTGCCCCGTCGTGTACAACGCCGCGTCGCTGCCTCGGACGAAGTGTAAGCGCTGGCTCAACTCCGCCGCCTGCCGGGCGAGTAATAGCGCACTGTCCAGCGGATGGTTCCGGGCGGGGGCCTCATCCAAGTAAAAACTGCTAAGCTGAAGCAGTAGCTGAACCTGGTTGGTATCAGACCGACTTTGCTGCATTAGGCGGCGCAGTTGGGCGGGGGAGTTGTTTGCGGGCGTTTGCGCCGCCGCGGGCGGCACCATCAGGCCCAGCAGGCACCCGACTAGGAGGAATATAAGTAGCTTGCGCATCGTCAGCAGCACCTGTGGTATGGATGGAAAATCAACTTGTGATGCCCTTTGGGCAAGCATGGGGAAATGGCTGGTAAGCGCGGCCCTTAGCAGCCAGCACGAAAGCAGGGCACCCAGTAGCCGGTGGTGAAAAAGAAGAAGGCAAAGGAATAGCTGGCAACCAATTAGCCACGCGGTAAAAAGTTGAAATAAGTATAAAGTACCGATTAATCCGGCATTTCTACTGCCCGCTGCGGCAGGGGGGCTGGTATGTTTGTGAGCAATTCCCGTGCACTTATGTGCTGCTAATGCATTAAATTGATTGCTCAACTAACTACTAGCTATGAAAACCATTGCCTTACATGGGTTTGGCCGCATCGGGCGGCAGTTTTTGCGAATTGGCTTGCAGCACAAGCTATTTGTGCCCGTGTCCATTTCCGATATTCGCGACGAAGCCACCCTGGCTGCTCTCTTCGCCGTGGACACCAACTACGGCCGCTGGCCTGAACCAGTGGCGGGTAGCACCGGCCAGCTGCAGATTGGCGACCGGGTGATTTCCTACCACAATTCAACTACCGAAACTCCCGATTGGGCCGCGCTGGGTGTGGACCTGGTAGTGGACTGCACGGGCCGGGCCACCACCCGCGCCGGGGCCCAGGCCCACCTCGACCGCGGCGCCAAGTACGTGTTGGTGAGTGCACCCAGCAAGAGTTTGGCCGACTGCGACGCCGTGCTGCTCAAGGGCATCAACCTCGATTCGTTCGACCCGACCACGCACCGCATCATTAGCATGGGCAGCTGCACCACCAATGCGCTGGCGGCCGTGGTGAAGGTGATGCGGGAAAACTTTGGCATTCAGTACGGGCTGTTTTCAACGGTGCATTCCTACACCAACACCCAGTCGCTCACCGACCAACCCATGAAGGACCGGCGCGATTCCTGGGCAGCGGCCGAGAACATCATTCCCTCCTCGTCGGGCGCGGCCAAGGCCTTGCAGTTCATCTGGCCCGACCTCAAAATCACGGGCAAGGCCTACCGCGTGCCCACCCGCACCGGCAGCATCGCGGAACTGAATCTGGTAACCGAAAAAGACTGCACCGTTGAGCAAGTGAACGAGGCCTTCCGCCAGGCCGCCAAGGAGGGCCCGCTACACGGCGTGCTCGACGTGCTGGAAGACCAGTGGGCCTCGTCGCGCATTGTGGCCGACCCACACTCGTCCATCATCGACCTGCCGCTGACGGTGAAGGAAGGCCACCTGCTGTCGGTGGCCACTTGGTACGACAACGAGTGGGGCTTCTCGAACCGCTTGGCCGAAGTGGCCGCCTATCTGGCCGAGCGCATCTGACCGGTGGATGCGCTCAAATGAATAAAAACCGCCTCGAAGCCTTCAGTGATGGTGTCATTGCCATTATCATCACCATTATGGTGCTGGAAATTAGGCTGCCGCACGACGGCAATTTTATCGCGCTGAAGCCGCTGCTGCCCGTGTTTCTGAGCTACGCGCTAAGCTTTGTATACGTGGGTATTTACTGGAACAACCACCACCACCTGCTGGGTGGAGTGGCCAAGATAGATGGCCACGTGCTGTGGCCTAATCTGTACCTGCTGTTCTGGCTGTCGCTGGTGCCGTTTGCAACGGATTGGATGGGCGAAAACCACTTTGCCCCGGCCACGTTGGCCGTGTACGGCTTTGTCCTGCTGATGACTGCCCTGGCATTCAATGCGCTGCAAAGCCGCCTGATTGCGGCAGATGGGCCCGAATCACGGCTCGCACGGGCGGTGGCACACAACTGGAAAGGGCGGCTTTCTCCTGTATGCTATGGACTGGGCATCGCGGCAAGCTTCTGGAACGAATGGGTGGCTGGTGCTATTTACGTGGCCGTGGCGCTGGGCTGGCTCGTCCCCGACCGCCACATCGAACGCAGCATGAGTACGGATGCTTAGGTAGCTATAAGACTATAATAATTATGTGCGCACACCGACTATAATGTATTTATTAATTCAAATTATGAGTTGGGATAGGTCAGAATGAGGCAACTTGTTGCATCAGGACCTTGCAGAGATATAAATGAGAGCCAGAAAGGCGTAGTGGCTGTTGCAGAAGTAGGTGTCAGGTCAATGGTATCTTAGGTGTATGCAGGGCCACAAGCAGTTCACCGATAAAGACGTCACGCACTTTCGGCTCTCCGAGCGCGTGCCACGCCATAATCTCTACCGCCGACTGGGCGAGTTGCTCAATTGAGGCTTCCTCTCCCAGCAGACCCAGGCGCTGTACAGCCACACGGGCCAGCCCTCTCTCGACCCGGTGGTGTTCTTTAAGCTGATGCTGGTCAGTCGCCTGGAAAAACTGGTCAGTGACCGTCGCCTTGTCGAGCATTGTCGCCTACGGCTCGATATTCTTTATTTTCTCGGCTATAAGGTGGATGAGGACTTGCCCTGGGACTCGACCATCAGCCGCACCCGCCAGCTCTATCCGGCTGCCGTCTTCGAGCACCTGTTCGACCACGTCTTTGCCCAGTGCGTGGCCGCCGGCCTCGTCTCGGGCCATACCCAAGCGGTGGACTCGGCCTTCGTTAAGGCCAACGCCTCGCTTGAGAGCCTGTGCGAAAAGCTGCCCGCCGACGTACCGGTGCCGGTCCTGCAAATAGCCAGCAATTTAGTGGTAGAAACGCGGCTTACCCCACCAGCGACCCTGCGCGCCAGCCCGGAGCACCACCTGCGGCGCGTCGCCGCGACCCACGCCCGCTACCTACGGAATGACAGCGGTCCGTTGGGACGTGACCGACCGCAGGCGCGACTACTGAGCAACAAAACGCATTACAGTCCTGCCGACCCGGACGCCCGCATCTCCGTTAAACCCGGGAAGGCCCGCGCGCTCAACTACCTGTGCAGTCTGGCCGTGGATGAGGGATATGGCGTCATCAGCCACGTGCAGGCCGACTTCGCCGACCGCCGCGACAGCACGCTGCTGCCCAGCATCGTCGAGCCCTTGCACCAGCGGCTGCTCGCCCACGACCTGCCCGTAGCAGATATCGTGGCCGACACGAACTACTCGAACGGCCTGAATTACGCCCTGCTCGAAGCCCGCGGCATCATCCCCTGGATTCCGGTCTTCGGTCAGTACAAACGCGAGATTGAGGGCTTTAGCTACGACCAGAAAACGGATTGCTTTACCTGCCCAGCGGGCAAGCCAATGCCATTCAAACGCTTTGATTCCGACCAGGACGGTCGACTCTCGAAGCGCTACAGCGCCTCCAGCAGCGATTGTTGACGCTGCCCGCGCAAGCCCACCTGCGTGCCGAAGAGTACGAAGCGCAAGATTGCCCGCACGGCCTACGATGCCCAGTATCGCCGGGCGCTGGCCCGGCAACAGAGTCGCTTAGGGCGACGCATGCGCCGCTTACGGCAGCGCACGGTGGAAGCCGTGTTTGGCAGCTTACTGCAGCACTATGGGCTGCGCTGGATCAATACGAGGGGGCGCAGCAGCGCCCATAAAACGATGCTGCTTACGGCCATCGCCTTCAATCTGAAGAAGCTACTTAAGCACCAGCCGACAAGAACACTAGGCCTGGCCATCGCCCGGCCCAAGACATCGCTAGAGGGGCAGATTTCGCCCTTTTGGCTCAGGTGTCACGCCCGGCGGTATCAACGTGAAAATAGGAAGTGAGCCCAGCCTGGGCGGCACTGGCCGCAGCCGCAGCCGCGAAGTTTTGCAGCTTGTAAATGGCTGAAGCCAGGCCCCGGCCCAGTGCCGTATCGTCTGCCCCAATCAGTATATTTAGTCCATCAATCGTCACTTAAGAGGTGGGCGTGTCTTTTTGCTTCTCCTTCATGAAGAAGTTGTTAGCGACCATGCGCCGGTAGAAATCCTGTGGGGTTTCGGTGGGCGCTGCTGCCGCTTGGGCCGCTTCCTGGCGGTCGGTGTAGAGCGGTATCAGCTCGTGGGGCTGCTTCTGGTCAGCCTTGTCCACATGGGTGTTGTAGTAGAGGGCATACAGCTCCCGTATAGGCTCCCACTGGCGCGAGAGGCGTGTTCTGTAAGCCGTGACGGCGTACTCGTATTCCGGCCACGTCAGGTCCCAGAATTCCGCAGGCGTCAGGCCCATTTCACCTAGCGCAAAATCCAAAACGTCCGACCACTGTTGCCGGTGGCCGGACGTTTCGTTGGTTTCGGTTAGGCCTTCTTCAGCAATGCGGCCTCTTCGTCTAGCTTTTTTTTTGTTTCGGCTAACATATCCGAGAGTAGCGTCATCGGCTTCACCAGTTCTTCCGCTTCATCGTCATCGGCCGCTTCGAACCAGTCCAAAACGTCGTCGTAGGTGAAGTCACATTTGCGGTATTCCAGAATGGCACCGGCGTATAGTGCAGACCAGAGGAAAACCACCATAATTTTCTTGTTGGTCAGGGTTTTGCCATTTGACAGTTGGCTCATCTTTTCCCAGTATTCGTCCAGTTCGATGCCGAGGTGTTCGGTGAATTTGTCGGTTTGGCGGGCTGAGTTGACGTGAAAGGGGCGGTCTTTGCCACCGATGTTCATTGTGCCTTGGCCATTGTTCTTGCTCATGGGGGTGAGAATGTTTTTTTGGCCCTTGGGGAGGGACGGTTTATATATTCCGACCACTGGGTGCTAAAAAGAGAAGCCCCCGCAACTCATGCTGCGGGGGCTTCTCTGTGGGTACTGTTTTGTGGTTACACGCGGCCGAAAGGCCCGGAGCCTGTGAACGAGCCGCTCCACGTTACGGCACCTTTGTCGGCTTTAGTCCACTTCACTTCCGATACATAGGCATCGCCGCTGTAGCGAATGGGCGAGGTAACACCAGCGGCGGTGTGCGTGTATTCAACCGTCACGGCCACACCGTCATTAAGCAGGTCGAGGAGGTCGCCGAAGCCGAAGTTGGTTGCTACTTCAGCCGCCGTAAACTCGCGGTAGATAGCGCCAATAGAGCCGTTCCAGGACTTTTGACCAGGGGATACCTGCTTCCAGCCTCCCGACGCGGCGCAAGTGGCCTCGTCCATTTCGCGCGATACCGTAAAGTCGGCCGATTATGCGCAGCCAACGACCACGTCGCCGACTTTAATCACCACGTCCGTGGCGTTGATAATAGTTGCCAAAATTGTTAAAGGGCAGCTTTTGTTCGCCTCCGGTAGGAGGTCTGTCACAGGCAGGGCTGTGTGGCTGAGTTATATATCGTGCTCAACCAGTGCGATTTTATCGCTCGGCGTACACCGTGAAGCGTAGCCGTAGGATGCGGGCCACGTAGACCTTATCGCTGTCCGAAGTCTGCGTGGTGGTGGCCAGTGCCACAGTGATTGGGCTCATCTGCAAGCCGCCGCCCAAAGCGAGCCGTTGTCCGAGCAGGCGCATCAGGACCTCGTTGCTCAGGGCGTAGGCAAAGGACTCGCTGACCGTTTCCTCGTCGGCAAAACCAGTGTAGATACTCAGCAGCATCGTGCAGTCCCACGAGGCACAGGCTGCGAAGCCGAGACCTTCCACGAGTGTAGGCTGGGAAATGAGCAGGTAGTCGTCGGCGTTACGGGGGACGTGGGCGTACACCGGCAGGGCAGTTCCTTCGAATGGGATGGGTGGGGTAGTTAAGGCCGCGTATAGCGCGGTGTTAATAGCTGATTGCGGGTCGAACACGAAGGGTTAAAGTGATTTTAGCGCCTTCTTGAGGTTATCAAGCACGACGTTTCGGTTCTTCTCGTAGGCGGGGAACAAGAAGGGCTGCGCGGCCATGTGCACAGTGCCGAACTCCAAAAAGAGGGCATAGGGCAACGTTGCGGCCACTTTGTAGCGCTGGTAGCTATCCTTGGCCGCCTCAATAGAATCTCTGGTTGCCCCAGAATCTACCGGAGCTAAAGCTTTCGCGTCGTCGGCAATCTGTTCGGCCGAAACAGCCAGTGCCTCATCGATTTTAGCGGCTGCCTGCGTCCGGTAGGCGTTGAGCTGGGCCGTTAGCCGCTCCATGCCGCTCATCTTAGCCGACAGCATAGAGAATAAGGATGGTCTCCGTTTTGCGTGCGTCGTGTTGAATACTACTAATGTTGAACGAGCGGCCATTCCAGGTCAATCGCTTGGCAGCTGTTACCGAGGCATCATAGCGCATGGTGACCCGATAAGGCTGGCGGTACACGATTTTGCCATTAATCAGGTCTTCCCGGGCCGCCAGTTGCTTCACGGCTGCCCACGTTTTTACAGTGGCATCAGGACCAGCTTTGAGTGTGCCGCCCATGTTGTCGCTGATGCTAGGTGCGGGAACGTGTAGCGTCACACGTTCCCGGAATTCGCCAGCGTTGCTCACAATTAGTAGTTGAGGATTTTATAAGGCGAAAGCAGGCTCTTGAAACCAATGCCTAGCTCCTGATTGCTGCTGACGCTGCTGTTTTCCCGGTTCTCGTACAGGTCGGCCGCGATTTTGGCGATGGCTATTTTTACCGAGGCCGGGACTTCCGCTGGGTCCACCGTCACGTTATAGCTGACGGTATAGGTGGGCAGGTTGTCATAATCGATGGGATAATCGCGGCTGATGCTTATGCCCTTCGCGTATTCCACCCAGTACCGGTAGGCGTTCGCCGCCTCCTCGGCGCTGGCATAACAACCGCTGACCGAAAGAATGTCAGCGGTGGGGATGGGGCAGGAAACGTTGGCTGGAAACGACCTTGCGGTGGCTTTGCTCACGAAGTGCCGGTTGCAGTAGGCTTCGGATTTCTCACGGGCAGCCGTGATGAACAGCTCGATGACCTCATCTTCCACAGTGGTGGATAAGCGGGCGTATTGCTTGAAAAGGGTAGGGGTGACGGGCTCCATTATTAACTTATATACCTCGTTTCTGTGCCGGCTTTTTATAAAACAAAAAGCCCCGTCACGGGGTGTGACGGGGCTTTCGGGGTAGACTACTTGGTTTCGCGCTTGCTGGCAACGGGCTTCTTCTCCCGCTTGGCTGGTTGGTGCGCAGGCACGGAGGAAACATCGGCCACTTGCGCGGCCTCCGTTCCCCCCAATTCCTGTACCAGACCTGCTTTCACCAGCTCGTCGGCTACGGTAGAACTGACTTCCTTCTGCTCACCGGGCAGCCACAACTCCCGGTTGCGCAGGAAAGTGGTGAGGGCGATGACGGTCTTGGTCATGGCTTACCGCTTAGGCTTTGTTCAGGGCCGTGATGGCCGTTGCGAACGAGCCCTTGATGAAGGCCTCGGGGCGGTTTACCAGCTGGACGTGGCGCGATTCGAGCACGACGAGAATCATGTTGTGCATGGCGTCGTCCTCGTTCTGGTCGTACACGCGCAAGGTCAGGCCCTCGCGGGTGTAGAGCTTGGCGCCGCGGTCGAACGAGCCCACCAGGAACTGGCCAGCCGGCATGGCGTCCATCTCCACAATCTTCACGCGGCCAATCGTGGCCAGTGCGCCGGAGAGGATGGTCGGCAGCAGGTAGTTGCCGTTGTTGTCCTTTTGCAGCTCCAAGTCGGCCACGTCCACGGGGTTCATCACCACGTGCGAGGGCGTGTAAAGGGCGATGCGGGCCTGGGCGATGGCCACGCGGATGACGTCAATCTTCTGGGCGTTCGAGATGCTGGCCGCGAAGTAGCCCGCGTTGAAGGGCTTGGCCAGCGGCATGATACCCTGCAGGTCATTGCCCGTGCCCGAGCCTAGGAGGCTCTGCTCGTCCAGGTACTCGTTGTGCAGGCGCACCATCTCGCTCTGTACCAGGCTCACGAACGTGGTGGCGTCCTTGGTGGCTTCCTCCGAGAACTTGGCGGTGACGGCAATCTTCTTGACCGTCGCGTCAATCAGCTCGGTGGTGAGCGAGAACTTGGGCTTCAGGCCGCCCTCGGAGACCATCTGCGGACCGCCCTCGTAGCCCGTGATGCGGACGTAGGAGATGGT